AGCTGGCTATCCGATGCTTTTATTCTGACCAATCTTAAGTTAGCCATTATTAACGCTCTTCAATGTTTATAGTTACTACATTTGCTGTAATAAATTCGTTATCCTTGGCAGTAATACTTAATACAGAACCTGCCGTATTAGCATAATTAAAATATAGTATTATAGCTCTATCCACTCCGTTAACTGTATATGCAACATTTATTAAATCCGAAGAATCAATTGTAGTTCCTAAATTCTTAGCATTTAAAGCTGTTGTAACTGCGTCCTGTACATTTTGTTTAACTGTTGTTGTGTTGTTAATGAATTCTGTTGTAACAACAATATTCATAGTAACATCAATCGGAATTGAAGTTGCTGCTTTAACCAAAACGTCAGCTGTTATAGGCCTTGAATTTTCAATATTTAATGTTGAATCAGATATTAATTTATTAAAATTATATCTAATTATAATGCGCTCATTTGGTTTAGGCGCTAGATAATTATATGTCGTAGTATACCTAGCTCCAGTAATCGGTTGATTAGTATTTGTAATTGATAATGTGGCGCTGGATGAAGATCCGGATGTAAACCCGCTAGATATGGATACAGTGTCAACAATTGCGAATATTTTATTTGTAAATAATGTTCCTCCACGACTGAAATAAACACTTTCGTTATCACTGTCAAATATAATATGAAAAGTCACTCTTATCTTTTGACCAACGGTAGGCAAATTGGCTTCATTGTCAGCGGTGCTTGGCAATATAACTTCAGTATATGTTAATGAAGAATCTGCTATTGATTCGTCTTTAACAAATGTATTCTCTCTAAGATGATAGCCTTTTATATCATACGTATGATCAACGCTCAATACATCATTGTTAGATGTAGTAGTTACTCTTTCCATATTTATTATTCTGGCCAATTTCACATTACTTGGAACAGACTGATTGGAATTAAGTCCCAAAAATATTCGTATTGCTGAAGACAAATTTAATTTTAATCCTGAATTTGTCACTGAAAATACAATGTCAGAAGCGCGGCTGATTGTTATTCCGGATATTGTTATGATGCCTGGTGAAATTGAGCCAGCAATACTTAATGCAAGCCTGCTGGGAGCTTGTCGTAAATTTTGAATTACTACGCCTGGAGATGAAAATATATGAGAAGTTGGTTGATTTCCAACACCTGTTGCATTGCTAGTATTAAATACATTGCCGGAACGAACTGCTGGTAAATTAGCAAGTGTCGTAGAAGGCAATATAGCACTTACGTTTGCTATGTAATTTACTTCTACAATTGAACCAGCAGTAGCAATTGTTGATGGAACTATATTTATTATATTTTGATTAAAATTACCTTGGTAACCATCGGCGTTAAAAACATCAACGGCATTATATACTACACTTGTTGTGTCACCAAAAACTGCTACAGTGTCAGTTGGCAAGAATATTGTAAGCCCGCTAAATGAACCATCAAATTTGCTTGTATCATATAATTCTGCGCCATCAGATGTTCTAATTACACTTACAACGTTTGTGACCGGCTGTGTCACAATTACAGACAATCTATTTTGGGTTAATGTTACTGAGCTATTATTTGTTGCAAAAACATTAACATCTACTACTGTGCTTATTGGATGTGTAACAGTAACTAATAACGTTGATCCAGAGGCTATTAAAGTGGCAGTCTCTCTTCTTACATTATTGGAGAACCCCCAATCAACGCTATCTTTTACAGATCTGATATTCCTTCCATTCATTCTATTATCAAAATCAAAGTCCGCATTATATTGGAAAACCCATGTGTAATCCACTTGTAAAATATCAGTGGCTGCTGGCAATGAATTTCCACTTATTATTATTCTTCCGGTTGTATTTACTGTTCCACTGCCATCAGGGTTTTGACTTGTTACGACATATCGCTCGCCAGTCGTTGAATTAAAAACTCTAGTTACATTCTGTACAGGAGTGTGCGCCAATTGAATTGATGTGCGATCACTGCGGCTTATTTTGCTGTTTTCATTAACTACATTTATATTTTGAGTAACATTTGATATTTTCAAAACATCTGGGTAACTTAATGCATCTTGACCATTAAAAGTTAATTTAGTATTGTTTTCTTGAAGATCAGAAATTTGATTAGAAATAAAATGTAATTTATCAAAGCCCCATGGCGAGCCTGCAAACTCTCCAGTATCTCTTATTAATTGGTAATTACCGCTTTCTCTTCCTAATGAATCAACTGTTCTTTCAATAAAATTTGAACCGCTAATAGAGCCGCTAATTTTAACAAGGTTATTGACTGGCTGTTCTGGCAAAATATCAGTTTTAAGATCATCTATACGTTTGCGTGTTACTGTTTTTCCGGCATCAGCATCAATTTGGCCCAATACAAAATCATTAAGATAGTTCGTAGGGTCGCCAGTATTGCTTAAATCTCTATAAATAAAGCTATCTACTGTTTCTAATAATCTGGTGCCGAAAATATAAATATCTACTTTGCCACCAGTTCCTTCGGAAATAATTATTTCGTTACCATTTTCATCAGTAATAACCTGAGTGCCATCACGAGTCATTAAAATATCGCCAGGTTCAATTACAATGGCATCTAAAACAGCAGGATCTATGTTTACAGCATTTCTGTAACCCAAAGATGTACCAGTATTAGCTCCGCTGAATATTCCTAAAATACGACCTCTAAAAGAGGCGTCATCTTCAGATTGACCTCCTCCTCCGAACGGCTGTACGTTTGTAATATTCGAGACTCCTTGAATTTGTGTTCCGGATAATGAATATTTTGAGATGTTACCTTGCACTCCAGCCGCAGATGATTCTACCAATACTGATACTGCATATTGATCTGAAATACCGACAAAATCTAAATCGGACCTATTTTGAGCAGCGATAGCTCTATACGAGTTAGCAAATACTGGATTAACCACGGTACCTGTTGAAACAACGAATGAGGCTCCATTTCTAGCCGTCACTATACTTCCTTGATTAATTGGGATATCAGCCTCTAAAGAGGCAAATGTCAATAATGCTGGACCGCTGGATTTTGTTCCACGTTGTCTGATTGCCCCGAAGTTAGAACCCAATCTATCTAAATCAATACCAATGGCTAATCGCAAAGATTGTTTGCTAGAAACGCGCGCAAGCTCTTCATAAAGACGGCTTAATTGAATTGATGGACCATCAATAACCAAATCTCTTGAAACTGTTCCAGGCTTAGTATCTAGATTCGGTTGAGCCGTTCTTAAATACTCAAGAAGGCTTAATACTATCTCGTTATGAGTGCGAATACGCATTTATTTATACCTATAAATTATTTACCGAAAATGAAGTTCTTACAGTTGATAAGCCTTTTGTTAATACTGCCACAAAAACAGAAAACATTGTTGGATCTACCGGGTTTCTATTTACATCAACGCTTCTGATTGCTGCCAACAATTCATTTGGAGTAACTTTTTGAACTGCTGTTTGGGCCTTTTGAAGATTTTGCATTGTTTCTAACGCGCTATTTATTTGACTACTAGCTATTTTTATTAAAAATTCCTCTTCAAATACATTACCAACCAACGTGTTAGAAATTAATGATCCGTACCAAGTATGAAAAGGATTGCCGCCAAGTGGTGTTAATAAAATTTTAAGAACATCTTGAATTAATTTATCGGTATCTTCCACGCGATCAAAATCTGCATCGGAGCCTATTGCTAAATCGCCTTGTGATATTCTTAAATCAAATGACATGTTATCCCTGAGTTCCGTCGCCACCATCTGCTTGTGTAGGAGAATTCCTTTTTTGTGTCATAATCTTATCAGCAAATGATAGGATATTAAACAATTTATCTTGAAATTTTTGCAAAACCAATATGCCGTTTAATTTTTCACCGTTATTTCTACTTTCTACATCGGTGGTTCTAAGATCTGTATTAAAATCATATAAACGATTAAACGCTGAATCATCCAAAAAACCTATCAAAGTCTTTATATCTATGGCCCATAATGCAGTGTATATAGCCAAAACATCAATTAAACCAAGGCCACTAATTTCCCCTGTAATTTTTTCTATATCAGCTAAAATCTCTAACATTTTACTAGAATGAGAATCTCTGTCATTTTCTAATCTTTGTATTTCGGTATTATAATCTCTTTCAGCCGATGCTATTACAGGCACGGCAAATAATGAGCTTATGTCTGTATTGCCTCCGCCAATTGTTTGCGCAGTAACTTTATTTTTATATAATTGTAATTGTTGTTGTAATTTTAATCTAGCTATTTTTGTATTTAATAAAGAATTTTTCTGAACTGAATTTTCTTGACTTGAAAATGTTCTTATATACGCAGCTGTTTTTCCTGTTCCTAAAAATTCAGGACCTTCTATACTTGGTACCGGTTCCAAATCATATTCAGAATAAATCTTATTAAATTCTACAATATCTTCATCAAGTTTTTCAACAACAGCTTTTATAGTTTTTACTAATGTTGTTAACATTACGGTTTGTGTAGTAGTAAATCCCTGAATGGTTTGTAAAACAACATTGTCATTAACATCATTTTGACCTACTAATGCTGATACGGTATCACGAATGGTTGTTGCTGACTCTGATTTAGTTGACGGATTTTTGTTAGATAATATATGTTGTGCTTCTTTTAAAAATTCGGAATCAATAGTAGTATCTGCCAATCTAATACGACAAATAAATTCAATAGCCGGTCGTTTTAATAATTTATCTTTTGATAAACTTGCGTCTTCCATAGTTGGTAAAAATGGAACAGCAATCATATATTCGGCAGGATATATCGTATCATTAATCATCGGATCAACTATAAATGGTTTCAAAATATGATTGCCTTCAGAAAACTTATTAGCAATAGGGTTATTAAATGCTGTTTTTCTATCAGATATTTCGAAATTTTGAGGATCTATATCTAAAGGACCAAGGTTGAGATCCATTACCATAAAAGGTTTAATAAATCTTAACGCTAATGCATAAACAGAAGAAGGAAAGTCTTGGTTAGCAAATACTAAACGCCGTTCCTCAACGATAGCTTCTCGTAACATCAATGCGGTTTGTAGTGGTGACAAAATTATATTGCTTTTTATATATATTTGCATTGTGCTTTCATTGTCTGGGTCAAATCCAGAATTGAAAAAATTTCCAGTTTCATCCATAATTGGAAATCCTAACGTTCTTAAAAAAGCACTTATTCTGCTTTCTATTGCTCTATTTGTGTTTATATCAATTCCTGCAAAATTATATTTTTTCTTTGAACCATCATTGCGAGTAACTTCAGTAGCAGCAATTGATGCTGGTTTAGACCTGCTACGAACAGCATCAATCGGTGTTAAATACTTACTAGCAAGATTGTTAATATCGGCATTAATACCATTGATATCATCAATATTGCTTTCAATAACAGTTTTTAATTTAACCATAATTAACTTTAATCTCTTGAAGCGTCAGAAGAATCACGACGCGGCATAGCTTCCTGTGTAGAATCAGCTCCAACACCAGTGCCAATAAATGTAAATGGAATTTTAACTTCTTCAATTACAGAAGGAGTTGTATCACTACTTAGATTTAATACAGTGTTAAATGTATTATTATTAAAAGATACAGTTAAATATCCATCACCAGGAGCGCTGCTTGTAATATCTGCATTAAAAACAGTATAACCATCATATACAAAATTAGTAATATCACCCAATGTAACACTGCCTTGTATCTGGGCCGCCACTACATCAGAAACAACATTTGGTAAATTAGTACAAATGTTTGTTCCGCCAGCATCTTTCAACATTACTGTAGCTTTTATTTTTCTGGTAATGAATTGAATGCTTGGATCAATTGTTGCCGTACTTGTAAACACACTGGCGCCGCTCTGAATTAATTTGGCAACATATGTTTGGGCGTCTTGTTGATATTTGCTTAAGCAACTTGTGATTGCTAGTTGTGCTAATGCTACGTTTTGAGCAGACACATTAGTTCTAAGTTGAGCCATTGCTTTAGCTGCGCAATCTTGAGCAACAGTTATATTTGGAGTTGGGCCGACCTGAGTAATAACAGAATCAATTATGCCAGCTCGCGTATTTACTATTAATCTTTCAATAGCTAATGATGGTATACAGCCTAATGTTATTAATCCAAAATTCATTAATATTGGATGATTAATATTCAAATCAAATTGTATATCTGATTTATAATAACCGTCATTAGAAATAGATGATGCTATAATAACAGGATCTGAATGAATAAACGTTTCTAATGTTGCCTGAACACCATTTACTAAATATGCTGTGGCTCCATCAGCTTCGTATACTTTTCCGCCAGATATTGGTAAAGTTCCGGTGTCATTAAATGATGTATTAATTTGATTATCATAATCATAAATACCAACAAACGGTCTATTAACAATCATATTTTTGATTATAAATGTTCTGGCTCCACCTGTATCTAAAGGCTGAAATACTTTCGGGTCAAAATTATTAATTGTAATTGTTAGTGAATAAGGAATTTTAGATACATTCGCTGTACTCTCATAAAATTGTCCATCTGGAAAAAATGTGTTTTCAGTCGGTGGGTTCACTCCATTATCAATAACAACATCAATAATTTCTTTAAATTTATATTGTTGATTACTAGCTTGATTTACAAACTGCCATTTTTCTTCTCTGGTTGGATTGAGCGATGAACTTGGAAAACCTGGGAAGCCACTAGTATCTGGTAATATAGCTTTGAAATAAACTAACTCTCCGCTCACACCAATCAAACTTTCATTGTTAGAAATGAAAGCTGGACAGACAGCAGAGTCACAACAGCCTACATCGTCACCAGAACTACTACCAGTGTCACCACATATAGTTCTTCCTCCAATTCCAGCAAGAGCTTCAAACACAGATAATATTGCTGCTACCGCTACTAAGACAGCTAACAAATTATCAATTAAACACAATAACTGAGCAATTTTTTGTGCAGCCGCAATCGTAGCATCTTCATTTTGTAAATTAAGTCCTTCGCCAACAACAAGTAAATTTTTAATTATTTCTTTAAAAAACGCAATTAAACGATTAATAATATATTCTATAAGAGCCAAAATTAATAAAAACAACGCTATCAACATTGCTAATAAAGCTAACCAAGGAAATAGATTTAAAAAGTCCGGCAAGCAACGTTTAAACAACCTTGTCATTGCCCTTACTAATCTAAAAGGATTTGGCAGAGTGCATAATACTTCTATAATGCAAAGTATTATATTTAAAGCTGCTTGAAAAAATTTATATAAACCAATAAATGGCGCTATTTGACTTAGCACGCTAGAAATAGCTTTAAGAATACTGTTTGTTAAATCATCTAGATTTGGTGTAAAATCAATAGATGGAAATAACGCAGTAAATTTATTTAATAAATCTAATATGTTTTCTGGGAATCCTGTTGGAAAGGTAAAATCCGGCAACGGAACTGACAGAGGGCTAAAAGGGATCCCGAATCCAGGGATTGGAATACCTGGAATAAACGCTGGGTTTAGGCTGTTGTCATTTGGTGAACATGGCACGATTTATTTATCTCTTTTTAGTAAGTTTGCTTTTGAATAAATTTTGGTTTCAATACTCATCTCATCACACTATATATCCTAATTAAATTTCTTTACCATTCCTTAAGAAACGACGTTGATTGTCAGATGTAGAAAACATTATGGCTTCTTCACAATCAAAATGTATTGCTCCGTTTGCTCTAAAAACCATATCTTGAGCTGATACAATTTCAACACGGCCATAACTAGCTATCTTTAATCCATCACCATCTATTCTAATTACAAATAATTGACCGCCGTTGCTGCCTTGTGATGAACCCTGAACAACACGCATATCAAATACTCCCTGTCTATAAGCATCATTTTGATTAGCGAATCGGCTATCTGTTCCATTTCCTATTGTAGAACCGCCTATTTGAATAAGTATATCTCCGTCGTAATTTCCAACATAACTTCTTCCTCGTAAATCCCTGCCTATATTAGAAACTATGCCTCCTGCATAATCTAGCCATAAAGATTGACGGTCTATTGTATTAGCTCCTATATTTACCGATAAAAATCCGTCAAGGTTAATGGAACCGCTTCGACCTCCAGCATTGGCATTATCTCCAGAATTCATTATGATATCAGTAACTACAGTGTCTATTGGCGGGAGAGCATTTAAACTAGATCTGCTCGTCGGAGAAGACCCACTAGAACCAGGATTAATAAGAGTTCCCGTATCTCTGTTTTGAAACTGAAGGCAAGTATTCAATATATTATGAAAAGCCGTTCCATATTTAATTGGAGTATCCTCTCTTAATCTATCAAAAGGAACAGATCCTTGGCCTGCTGGATCTGTGAGAAAAATAGAGGCATCATTTGAAAAATCATCATGAAAAATATCTTGTTTACTTATTTCGCCATCAACTTCTATTCTGCCAAATAAATTAGGATCTGCGATATCGCCTTGCGCAAATAAAATACTGGAACCAGTTTCATATCTTGTTAATAATGGAACGTTACCAGTTTCGCTGGATGAAGGGATATTAATTTTAAATTGCCCCTCTTTGTCAATGTCAATAAAAAACCTACTTCTATCTCTGCCGTAATCAGGAGCGTGACCAGTTATATTTGAAACAGCAAGAACGTCGGGTGGCACAAAGATATCATCATTACCAGATCTTTTTCTGGCATTGATTTCAAAATGATATGCTATTGCTTTTCTATGAAGCGCCCGAATTCTTCTGAAAGCATCAACGTTCCCTTCTTTATTTCTATTAAAAGAAAAGTCATCTTCTTTTCCAATCGGAATAACACTTCTATTAAGATCAAGAATGTTTCCTAATGAATCAACAGCTGTTCCTTTAATAATCTCCATTAAATGATTGGGATAATTTAAATTAAGATTAAAAACGTCAGAACGACTATCGGTTCTCATTACCCCAATTTGTTTTTGAGGCGTTTTGTTATCGCTATATAATGTTGATTCTTGAATATCATTCGTAAAATTATGTCCATTACTATTTGCAAATTCATATACAATCTCATGATCTTCAACTAAAGGTAAATTACGAACCTGCGAACTTGTAGTTACAAAGGCCGGTTTAATTGAACTGTCCATGCTGACATCAAACATTGTGTCGCTATATTCGTGAGAAGTTAATATAGAAGATGTGGTGTCTCTCAATTCATTTTGTGATAAATCCCTCTCTATTCTGCCTTTAATCACACGATGAGCTTCTGTGAAAGACATTTCTGTACCATATTTATGACTAACAATATCACGAATAGGATCAAATTGAGAATTCTTACTTGTAGATCCTATATTGGTTCCATCAATAGGGTCTACATATAATCTGTTTCTAACTCCTTTTGTAGCAGCCGTTTGAAGCAAAATACGGCCAGCAGAAAATTCGGACATTATATTTCTGCTGGAACCGCTAGTTCCTCCGGCATTTAAATTTCTAAATATATTATCAGAGCGTATATAAGATAAAATAAACCATTCGCCTCCATGACCACGTTGTATGATTACTGGGGCTCCTGTTGGTGGAAATCCTGCTATAATCTCACCATTAGGACCTGACCAAGATAACGGTACATGAGCGTCATATTCTAATTTGTTTTCACCAATGCGTCTTTCATCAACGGCAACACGCACTGAGCCATTGCCATTATAAAAACGGATGGTTGCGCGGCGAATTTGTGGGACGTTAAATACTTCTACCATTTGATTACTTGAAATTATTTTTTACAATATCAACTGACTGTTGTGCAGCTTGATCTGTAATTGCAGTCTGGTTTTTGTTTGTAGAATTTGTTTTTGGTGTTTGTTTAAATGTAATCCAAATATCAATTATATTTTGGAATAATACTTCATCTTCCAGAGATACATCTTTATTATTAATTTTCGCTCCTTGACTAAAATCAACGTCGTTTGAAACTAAATATCTTACAGCTCCCCACGCTTTGGATGAAGCTGATTCTGTATTTTTTGGATATGGATCAATAATTCTGGACTCAATATTAAGGCTTTGTCTTATTTCATCAGGTAAATTGTTATCTGGTAATAAATTATTAATATCTTGACTTGAACGAATAGTCGGTGTTTTTAACCAATTTATTATAGCGCCTTTTATTTTCTCTAATATAGGACTTTCGGCAAATCCCAAATCGTTATTTCTATAAGAACGAAGCTCTATTGTTGGATTTTTATTAGAATTTGGAGCAGTTATATTTCCCAAAGCAACAACCATATCGGCCAAACTTTTAATATTACGAGAAGCAAATCTGCCTCTTAATAAAGCTGTTAAAGGGTCATTGTCTGTTATAGATTGCATTACACTGCTGTCAATAGCTACTACAGTAAGTGAAATGTCACCACTAGCGTTTCCATGACGATTATGTTTTATCAGATTAGCCTGATTGCTTTTTGAATATAATCCCTTTCCTATAATATCTAAAATTGTTGGAATATATTCTCCAGGATTATGACCATATGTTAATTTCATACTTGTTGTAAAGCCACTATAATTAAAAGAATGAGTTACTGACTCTACATAAAATAACAAATCTTTACTTTCAATATAAACCACCTCTCCTGGTTGCATATATTCATTGCCAACAATAGTTAAGTCGGCATGAAAAATACCTTTTCTAGCTAAGTTTAATAAATAAACAGCGAATGGGGCACATTGAGCTTGTGCGTCTGATAAAAATGGAGCCATTTGCGTCGGCGCTTTTCTAAATCCATACATACGCCACATGTCATAATCAACAGCAAATGCAGCGGTTACAGCATTTCCTCCTCCTCCAAAATCACTTACGGCCAAGCTGGCTGGTGGTGGAGTATATCCTTCTCCAAACAATCCACTAACTTCTATAGCAGTAAATGCTGGCGGACTTTCAGTAATGCTCATATTTGTAATTTGATTTTCTTTAATAATATACCTGCCACCAGAGCCTGGGCCAAGATCATCATTGTCTTCATATTCAATCATATGCTCTATGATTGCAGGTATAGTTCTTTTGCTATCAAGATTTGGAAATAATTGTTTTCTAGGAAGGCCGGTATCATATTCTATAACAATATCATCTTCTAAATTTTTAATTGAAGCAGACATTTGTTTTAATAAATTTTGACGCGAACTAACCAATAAAGACAAATTATTAATAATTTGTAATACATCAGATTGTAATGGGCCAGAAACTGGATTTACATTTAAAATTGGATTTGGCGGAGTTACTTGAGTGGCCTCTTGTAATCTATTTGTTATTTGCTGGACTCTTATACTGGCATTACTGTTTGATATACTTTCAAATATTTGATTATTATTTAATATAGCAATTCTAGAATCAGTATCAAAGAAAGATGTCGCATTTAACTGACCTGTAATTTGCGAATTAAAAGAACTAAGAGACTTTTGCTTTAATTCAAAATTTTCTGGATTTACTTGAGATATTAAATTTCGAATATCTTTGATACCAAGTTTTCCATTTTCATTTGTGACAAACCCGAAATTAGAAGCAACAACAGTATCCATATTTGTAGGCTTACTTAATAAAGATTCTATGCTAAGATCAGTAGTTTTGCCTAACGCAGCTGCCTGCAATCTTATATTATCTTCAGTTATTTCTATTTGTTGTTTTAACCCCTCAACTTGATCAACAAATAATGATTCTAATAATTTAGGAAATACTCTTATTCCTGTTTTAGATCTATCACGTAACATTCTTTCAAATACAGAACTTGGAACTTTATTGTAAGCTGGAGGCCTGGCTTGTATATGTCCCTGCGAATCTGAAAAAACTTCTAATCCTAATATGCTTTTTACCTTATCAATGCTACTGGCAATAGACGAGTATTCATTCTTAAATAATTGCTGTAAATTATTTAACCCTTTTTCGAATGACTGTATATCATAATTTTTATCATATTGATCATCAACTATGAAAAGATTTTGATCATCATTAGATTTGACTTTCCAAAATCTTCGTTGAGTTAATGTATGTAATTTTTTTCTAAAATCAATACGTTGCTGTTGTAATTGTTCTTGAGTAACGTTGGTGCTATCGCCCGAAACAGTTGGGTCAAAAGATACGTCGTTTCCAAAAATACGAATCCCTCCAGCATCACCAAGGTTGGAATTTGCTATTTTTTGCCTTAATGCATTCTGTTGCTCTGCTATTTGAGGATCCAATTCGGCAATTTTCATTCGTACTTGTTGAGCGTTATTGCTAGATAAATCAGCTCCACCAGTAGATTTATTTGCCAATGATGATGGTATCGATTGTCCTTGCGCATTTATATTAAAAAGTTGTGGGTTTTTTGCGAATACTTGTCCCTCTGGCGTTTGCACCAATGTGTCAAAAAGCCTTGTTCGTTGCTCTATTAATTCGTTAATCTTTTGATTAGATTGTGAAATATCAAATTGCCCACTAGCCAAAAAGGCATATGCTCCCTCAGAAACAACTAGTTTTTTAAATGGAATGAAATTTCCCCATACTGAGTTTTGCTCAGTTAGCTCTGACAACAATCCTTGATAAAATGATTTTGATCCTTGGCCATTAGTTAAATCATCTCTGTTAATAGAACCTGACTCAACAGCTGCTTTCATAAATGTATTATAATTATAAGGCTGTGATGTTACTAATAATGATAATACGTTCATTACATCTTGGCCAGCAAATGGATCTTTCGTTAATTTTGGTGAAGAATCTTCTTCTAATGATGAGGTCGGATGTGGCTCTCCAAAAACGACTTGAGAGCCAATGCCAGTCTTCCAACGATATACGAATCCATCAGGATCATTTTTAATTTCTCTAAAATCAAATGGAGAATTAGCTACGGAAAACTCTCCGTCTTTAGCCATATATAAAGCCGGAGAAACTTGAATGCCTCTAAATCTGCCGTTTTTGAATTTCACGTTTGGTGAATTTAGCATTCTTTGATTTTCAGGTAATAACTGAGACTCTTTACCTATCATAATGCCAGATGACGCATCAAAATCTGTTTTAAACGGAGTAAGCGGATCATAAATCACACTATTAAATACGTCAGGTGATGGGTTTAAATTAATTTGGCTAAGCTCAAAATAATGAGAATTGTCAGCGATTGATACGCTAACTGTATACTTTCCACTAGACGCATCATACTTACTTGTCGTTTCTTTTACTGGACCAACAAAAGTACTTACTCCTGCTGCTTGTTTTGTAAAATCATTTCGCAATAATATCCAAAGCCACATTGGAAAATCAGAACCAACAATTGCGTTTTTCTCTACTTCCACAGCCGAATCTTTTGCGCCGCCCCCAAAAAAACTTTTCATGTCATTAAAAGAAGTTTGCATTTTATTAATTACACTGCTAATTCCTTTTATAATATCTCCACCAGTAAAACTTGGCTCAAATAACCCAGTAACTTTATTGTCAACTATTGTTTTTGATTGCATAAATACATAAACTATATCCATTGGCTGAATAATAGTTTTGTTGGCATAATGCAAACGCATTTTTTCACGAGCATAATGTATATCTATTCCTAATTCTGTACCCAAATCATTGAAATTTTTAATTGCAGATTTAGTGGAATCACGCAAACTAAGTAATTGAAATGTGTTTCTAATTATATCTTTTAATAATTCTTCTTCACTTTTGCTGCTTTCTAAACGTTCAGCAACAGCAATATTTGCCCTTGTTCTGCTTAATCCATTAGGACCTTCATAAACGCTTGCATCTAATTCTACCGACGCCCCAATTCCAAGAAGCCCGGCATCATGATTAAAAATGATATCTTTACCCTCTTCATCAATAATCGCGCGAACACGCTTAAATAAAAGAGTTGACGAATTTACTAAGAATGTAATAGCAGATACATTCCTTGCCGCTCTCAATTGATTAAGTTGTTGCTTAAACTCATTCGTAACTTTATCCAATTCTGATTCAGTAACTGTGAAAAAACTATTTTGTTTAAAGAAATTTGCAGCATCACTAATTGCTTTATTAATATCTTCATTAGTAATAGTCATCAAATTATAAGGATCTTCAATTTCCAAACTTGCGCTTCCACCTTTGAAATTCACACTAGTTGTTGTATTTACACTCGCAACAGTGGTTAATTCAAATACGCCAGTTCCTTCACCAGTGTCACTTGCAAAAGCCGTAGTTCTATCAACTATCCACGATGTAAATTCATTTGGTTCTGAAAGCAATGTAAGCTTTCTAATCGTGTCTAATGTAGCCCTGGTTTTAGGATCTATGATATCCACACCCAAAGCATCTAGCGAATCTACTCCTGCTAAAATTGCAGGAACCATATATTCGTCTAATGCGCCCTTATTTTTCACAACCCTCTCTATTTTACTTAATTTTTCATAAGTTGAAATAGCATTGCATTTATTTTGAAATAATTTTTTAGACGCCCTGAAAAATAACTTATCTCCAGTATCCATTAAATCAAATCTATAATTATCAATCAAAGAAGAAAATATTCTTTTTTTAATAGCTATTGTTACATTTGGTTCTTGAAGAAGAATCTCATAAAAATTAGGCTTAACGTTTCTAATATAACCGGATTCAACATACGAACGTTGCGCAGATTGATCAACACGCTTTGCAAAATCACCCAATGCTCCAAAATTAATCACACGATCTGGATCATCCGGATCTATCGTATCTAATGATCTAATAGTATTTTCTGATGAAAGCGTTTGTTCATTTAAAGAGGCTAGAAATTCTCCGCCAACTTTTCCTATATTTGATAAAAAACTCATATCTTCTTACTCTTTAAAATATTCCAAAAGCATCTATAATATCTGGTGTTTTAGTTTTACCGGCGGCTCCGTTCCCAAGGCTAGGATATGTTGAGTCAAGACTTGGCTGATCAACCCTGTTACGTGGCGCTGTAATAACCGGGCTTGTATTTCCTGCAAAACTATAAGGCGCTCCAACTCTGGGATCGCTGTTGCTTGGACCTGATGTCGCGCTTTTATGCCATGCAAGGAAGTTATTACGAAATCCGCGTTTTTGTGTAACTGTAAATGTCATAGAATAATCAAATAATCCAAGTTTGTCTGCACTTTCAGTAACACTAAAATTCTCGAAAAACCCTCTCCATACTTCTCCTGACCAATAAAGCTCCACTGTGAAAGCTATAGAAGCAAGAGTTGGTTTGGCTCTAGATACATTTGATATACCACCGTCTTTTGCATTTGTTAATATTTTTCCTACTTGACCAAATAATGAACTGCCAAACCCAGTTAAACTATCTTCTTCCGCCCTGTCACGATCCGCTTGTAAAAATAAAGCGAATGGATCAATCATTAATTGTTCGTTCCTATATACATCATTTAAAACATTTATTCCTTCAATCCCAGATGTTCCTGTTGTTCCGCTAATACTTAATGAAGTTAATTCTTCTCCCCAATATTGTAATACATATCCGCCTTTTGTACGAACTTTAGATATCTGTTTCTTATAATCAACCTTAAAGTTTTGAGGATTAACATACATTTGTATTATAGGCTGTTCAGGAACTAACCATCGCATCATATGACGCGCTTCGGAAGCCGGCCTATTATTTGGAACTCTGCTTTGCCTTGTTCCAAAGCCGCTTGTACTAGGCGCCACATTCGACTCAAAACCTCCAGAATTTGTACCTCCTGTTAATTTATTAATGCTATTTGTAGCCGTTCCTGATAGACCGGCGCGACCTAATGCATCAAATTGATCATTTGTAAGTACTGGTGGTATTGGCATAATTATTCCTTAATTATTAACAGAGTCATTAAGAGAGTGCAGGGAGGCTACTTGCTCTACTTTCAATATTCACATGTCCTTTTTTAACAACAGCTGTAGCTACATTGTGTATATGTTTATTACCAGCTAACAAATCAGTTAAATTAATATTAATATTATAATCTTGAGCAGTAGATTTAATAGCTTTATTTTTGTCAGCTTCAACTGTTGTGCCAGCCGCTTGTTTCAAATTTAATAAATTTTTTACTCCAGACTGTGGCGGAGCGGTAGCCGAATTTCCTTCTATTAAATTTTTAGGACCTCTATCTAGTTCCATAGGAATTTGATATTGTGTTGGCGAAACAATTTCTTTGGCTCTTTTTGCAACCTCTGCTACATTTAGAAATTCTGTTTTTAAAGCATCAGAGGGTTTATGACCAGCCGTAGTTGTTCCACCAACGCCAGCCTCTCCACGTTTTCTAATAGCTTCAGCCTCAACTACTCTTGTTGTATCAAAAGCAGCAGTTTTCTTTCCTTCTGTCATTAATTGATTAATAATCTTTGGCCCACTAATTGTAGTATATTCTCTCGCTGTTTTTGCAGAAGCGTTTGTCATTATTATACCAATACGTTCGACCCAATTTGCTATACCTGTGATTATTGGAGTTTGCTTATCTTGAACAGCTTCGCCGGCTTTCATTGCTTTTTGAGTTGTTTCTTCCGGTGTTGTTATTGCTTCTTTTCCAAAACCGGTTTTCATAGAATCTAATAATTTATAAGCTTCCGCATTGCTTTTGGCTAGTTGCCCAAATGGGCCTTGCCTTAAAAACGCCACTTCTTTTGTTAATTGTGCTGCGGCACCAGAACTTTTGCTTCCTTCCTCAAGACCAATAATTGGACCACCACCAAATTGTTTCTTCAAAGCACCCTGCACCATATCAAAAACTTGATCTGATTTGCCTTGTTGTTTTAATAATTCAATTTGATATCCTCCCTGAAGTCCTCCAGGGCCGCCAGATTGACTAGAAATAAAAGCTTCTTGAGCAACATCTAACTCTGCAATTCCTTTGACCATACCACCAACTATTTCAGCAATACCTTCTGGTCCAACTCCAGATTTACTTAATGCCGGTCCCATTCTTTCCATAATAGTTAATGCAGCTTGAGAATTATCACCAAAAAATTTAAAAGCGGAACTAGTGTTATTTATAAACCCTCTCATTATATCAAGTGGAATTCCAAGGCCTGATACAGACGCTTGCATTCTAGAAATTATTTTTAATGAATCCTCTCCACTAGTATTAAATAATCTCATTTGATTATTCATGACTCCAAACACAGTGTCTAAATCACGAACACTGCCTCTATTTATTTTTAAAGCCGCAGTTAAAACATCCGTTGAATTACCAGCTCCATCAATATTTTTAATAGTTTCAGTCATAATGCCAGGGATTTTTTGAAGCTGTAATCCAAATTTTTGCACTTCATTCGAACTCATACCAACCGCTGTACCAGTTGATTCCATACGTTTTCCCCAATTATCCATCATTAAATCAATACCACTCAAATCACTACCAAAACTGGTAAACATGTCTCCTAAATTACCAGCTTGTGCTTGTAATGTTATTAATGCATTTTCTGCATTTCTTGATACTTCAAATTGTCCAGCAACTGCTTGAAAACCCTTAAGCGCTTCATTAACGTCACCACGCAATGCTTTTGGAAGTAAATTAACTGCTTGTGTAGCTTTTTCAAAATCACTAGATACACTTCCTAATACGTCACCAGATACTTGACTAAGACTTTTTAATGATTCTGGAATAGGAAAAGCCGCTCTAAATTTCTCACTTTGTTGCAAAGCCATAATTGTAAAACCAGCTATATCTTCCCCACTTTCTCTGAACATTTCTTTTACTTTTTGTGAGCTAATGCCTAATGCATCTTCTACTGCTTTAATAGCATCTTTGCTACCATTTGAAATTTTTTGAAACAAATTAGAGGCTACATTACCAAATGCTGAATATTGTCCAAGAGTGCTGGTTGCAGCCGTGCTCATTTTATGCCATATCTCTATTGTTTTAGCCATTGCTTCAGTTACATGGCCATGTCCTTCCGATATTGCTTTTAAAAGAGCTGGAGTATCACTAAGCCCTTCTGCCATGGCTTTTAATTCTTCAACTTGAAAATCTTTTATATCAGCCATTTATACCTATTTGCTATCTTTGTTTATCACTTTTCTAATTTGTCTTCTACGTCTTCTGTGCCCTGACTGCATCTCTTTGTCTAACTTATCTTCATCTAATACCATTTGTGTTGACTTTTCATATTCTTCGTCCGTTGAAATAATACTTGGATTTTCTGCTTGCATCATTTGCTTAGCTGCATCTGGATTGTGAAATGAACCGCCCAAAATTGTATAATCTTTCATAAACTTGTGTTTATCTTCTAAATCTGCAATCCAACTTTCATACAACCAAAGTCGAATTATAGGATCCATTTCTTCAAAAAATAAATCATCAGGGAGCCTTCCGAACGTATTAACTAAATGCGATAAAAACTTGTGATCTGGCTCCCTTGTTATTTTTTTATTTCTTCAACCACCTCCTGAATTCCCTCAGGTGAATTAATATTAAATTTGGACTTGTTTTCAGCAACAAGTTTATTATATGAGTCATATAAATACGAAACTACAGCCTCATCTAAATTTTGTACAAAATCAATTTTATCATCTAATTCAGAGGATCCTAATACCATTTCAATAGACTGAGAATCAATAGCAAAAATAGATCTTGATAATGTTTGAGCCCTCATTTCATAAGCTTGCTCTATAGCCAACTCTGATAATGCTACCGCTTTTATCGCATCTTTCCATTCATAATTTTTCAATGTTCTAAGAGAAAATATTATGCCTTCAACATCAACATCTTTTACCCCTCTTCCAAGTCCTAATAATATTTCTGTTCTTTTCTTTGCTCCAGATTCCATTCTTTCATCAACCCTGGAGCGATGAGCTTCCTCTGCTAAAACTCTAGCATCTGCCGCAACACGTTCCTCACGCGCTTGGGCTTGGGCATAAGCTCTGCGTCTATCTGCCACTGATGATTCCTGTACATACTGTCCTTCCGGAGATACAGGGTCTGTTGGATCGTCTACACTAATCATTGGTCGTTTCTGGCCGGACGATGATATATTAACTCGGCCTAACGGACTCTCAATACTTCCACGAGAACTTCGGCCTTTTTGCTCTTCCATCTTACTCTCCTATTTGTTAAACTTATGCCATGCACTTCTGCTTTAATTGGCAGTAGCGCAATTACCTCCTATATATATAACGCCGAATTATTGCTGAATATTAATTAAAGAGTGCCGTTTACAACAGCGTTAATTAGACCCGCGCCATCAAGAGCGCCACGATAAGTGCCAAAATCGGCCGAAGCTTCAAATGGATTAATTATATTTGGCGCACTATTTCCAGCATGACTAATTCCAACTACGTTCTGCTGATTACCAAGATGGCTATCAATTGATTCTGCTTGCCAATTCATGTTTTCTACAATAACAAAATCTTCTGCGCTATAAGTAACCTCTATTCTTTCAATCCAAACATTTCGTATAGTAGTGATAATTTTGCTGTCATCATCGCTGCCTTGGAAATTATCTTGAATTACAATTTCAAATGGAACACGTTGTGCCGCAACATGCACGAAACCTCTGTCAAAAGCTTCGGCAATGCGCGTTCTATTAAATCGTGTACGTGAGCAGCTGCCAGAAACATCAGTTGATTTGTTAGGCGCACTATCGATATGGCCATCTGAGCCTATTTCATTTATCATTGATATGCCGCGAGATTCTGTAATTGCTAATGTCTTTACGGCAGCAATAGCGCGATTATTTACCAAAAGTATAATATTGGTAGATAAATGTGTTCCGGTTCTGTTCTGATATAAAGGCGTAGATTGGTCCCTAAGTGGCATTTGTTTCCTTTAAGTTATAATAATCCAATAGAAACTTCAATGTAAATGTAGTTAACTGGATACACTGGTTGAACCGCTACGGAAATATTCCATTGTGTTGGATCAACTTGATCACGGGCAATTTTTAAATCGGCAAATTGTGTTATTAATCCCTGACTAATTAATCCATTAAGAATGCCGACCGCTCTTGAACTCAATGAACCTTGCAATGTGGATGACTCAGCTTGTCCAATGAAAGCCTGGAAAGCCGCGCGCATTGTCTTTGCAATTCTGTCACGAATAAATACGATGCTTACTTCTTGCTCCTCAACGAAACCACTCTGAGTTGTGGTGCGACCATGAATAACTCGTCCGCCACCTATGGTTGGTTGCAATACACAAATACCCGCAACAGTCAAATTCTCAAGAATGATTGGCCTAAAAACCTTGTTTCTTAGAATTGTAAAGCCGCTCAATACTTTATTCGTCAATGGAATTGCTACGTTTGGCACACCAGATAGATATCCAGCAGCGGCAGCAGCAATAAAGAATCCATCAATAATTGTTCTGTCAGCTCCAATCTGGACTACGATTTGATCCGGGTAAAAATATACAACGCGGAATGTATCTCCGAATGAATTTGGCACACCGTAATCAGCTAGATCCTCAGTATCACCAGCTAATATTTCTGAAGTGTCATCTCCTTGAATACCTTCAAGAACTCCAATATCTTCAACCGCAGCTGGCTCAGTTCCAATTACATTCTCAGGTAGCAATCCGTTGATGGCCCCAGTGAACAATACACGCTCACGACGATTCTTGATATTGCTCATCGTTTCGCAATGAATACGTGCGTTCTGCAAAATTTGACTAATTGTTTGAGACGGAAGAGGGACTACAATGTCAACCTCAATTTTTTCCAATTCTTCGAATGCCGTAACCCAACCAACATCAAAGAAGTCAGCATCCTTAATATCTACTATTGTAGCCCTAACTTGAGCACCAGCTAGAATTGGAATGTCATCCGTAAATAGTATTTCAGCGGTTTGTGACGCAGAATCTACTATCTCAAATCGAACCGAGCTTTCAGTAGAGAATACTCCAACGCCTCGTGAGATGCTTAATACACCATCGGTTACATCAGTTATTGTAAATGAACCATTATTTAATCCACCAGTAGAATCAAATATTCTTAAACTCCTTGTTAAACTTTCATCATCAAGTCCGAACGCTATTGATGTGCTACTGAACGTTGCTGTAGTCGCTGTTAGTGCAGTTAAGGTACCATCGTGACCTTCTTTCTGCACTGAGTCTTCCAAAACAACAGTGTATGAATATGTGTATCCAGCGCCGAATATAAAACTTGAAGTGCTGGCAGTAATGGTAGGATCATAAAAAGCTGTTTTGTTAGGAATTACTTGGCTTTCAATTCCAGTAGCCGGATCTGTAATAAAGATATTAATATTACTATCCGTATCTGGAATGACTCCTACTGGCAACGGGAATGTGAAATCATCAACTGAACTTCCACCAGCAGCATCGCTCTCAAGAATATAAGATACT